ATGGAAACGCTTATATTTATAGTTATAGTAGCCGTAATTATTTTTCTAGTAATCAAAGCAAGGCAGGGGACTGACGGCGACACAAGCCCGATTAAAGCCCCAATAAAGAAAGAGTATGTATACATTAAAAAATCCTGCGCAATGACACCAAATGAATTATCGTTCTATAAAACACTACATGAAGCCGTAAACGGCTGCGTTATCATTCCTCAAGCTCACATAAGCATGTTTCTGGATCACAGGATAAAAGGGCAGAATTGGAAAGCAGCCTTCTCTAGAATAAACGGCAAATCCATAGACTTTCTAATTTGTACCAATGACATGAAGCCTCTTATAGCTATTGAGCTTGATGATAGTACTCACAATCAGCCCGATCGAAAAACGCGCGACGATTTTGTCAATTCGATCATGACCAATACTAATATGCCCCTACTGCGATTTAAGGCAGACGAATGGAACAGTGAAATAATTAAGCACAGAATCACCCAAGCTCTTTCGCAAAACTAGCAATCAAAACAATAATAGAACAAAATACGAACTAATTATTAGTTAATTTTTAAGCGCGTATAAAGCCAAATCGGCTAAGTATTTATATTGATAAATTTTGCGCGATACAAGCATAGATTATAAATCCGAGCCAATGTAGATAAGCCAATATACAACATAAAACGTACCAAGCCAGTAAATAGGGCGGTTTATAAAACAATAAATGACAAGTAGGTTGATTTAGTGAAAATGAGATAAATTTATCGCGAAGAAAGACGATGTAATAGTCGTGTTTTAGATATAGTTTTAATGTCGCACAATGTACCTAGTCAATACGTAAAGAGTGTAAAATAAACAACGTATTTTATGGTAGAATAAGGGCAGGAGGACAACATGATAAGAGGATCAACAAAACTATTCGACACTGGAGTTATTTTTCACTCTTTTACAATGGGGGAGTTGTTGATATCAGTATTATTATTGATAATCATAATAATACTGCTTGTCAATATCAACAAAAAAGACTAAGCGGGAATAGAGAAGTCGTGTTTTTGGACTTCTAAATATTCGTTTATAAACTCTGGTTTTTTATTGCGAATCAGCGATTGTAACTTAAACTTGGTAATTCCGTTTACTGTCGTAACGGGCTTGTTTAAGTTAGTCGATGTCAGAAATCGACGGCGGCCGTGGATTAACGGCATATCCTTAGTTATATATTTTGATATATAACTAATGACGCGTTGATATTCTGAATTAAAATCGACATCGTCGAATCTTTCGCCAATTCGCACGAATTCTGTAAAGCCTGAATAATAACCAATTGCGTTGTAGACTGTTTGACCGTTCTTAGTCTTTTTTCCTGAATCCTTCAATCGACCGTTAAATCCAGATATCATGCAATGAAAATGGATTGCACCGTTTTTGTGGAACTCTGGGACGGCTAAGTACTTAAGTTTTGGAGAATGCTTCTTTTGATTCCTGTACCAATTTTGGAGCGTGCGTCGTGTGTAATTAATGTCAAATCGCTTGCATGTTGACGGATTACAGGTACATGGGTTGTTGTCGCATTTTGGATAACACGATCGGCAATTATAGGTGAATGTACACCAATAATCGAATCGATTGCAGAGCATGATATCTTTTATGGTTGTTTTTGTGCGACGGAGCGATCGATGGATCGAATCTTGACGACGCGTCTCTTTATTGACTTTTTTGATCTCTTTACGATCTGAGGACGGTAGATAATATCCGTCGTGATAAATAATAATCTTAAACATGTTTGGGTATTCCTTTACGATATCTCCTATAAAAATACCCTCCTCACTAATTCTTTTTGCCACCAAATACTCCCTAGGTTTTGTTAAAAGTATGCAAGTTGTGTCCCTATATCAAGTAGGGCCACAACTTTTGACGCTTGCGTCAAAAGTCTGCAAAATGCTTTTCTGGCCGTGGTGGAGGGGCCGAAAAGCACCGCCGAAATCACGCCCCAGTAAGGGGGCGTGATTCGACTTTTTGCGAATGTTAAGCAACACCGCCAGACAACTTGCGACGAACAGTCTTGATTGCCCACTTGACCAATCCAACAACCATGATTGTACCAGCCACGCCCAAAATAAATGGAGCGAACGAAACAAACGTGTCTAATAGACCAGCAGGGTTAAATGCGGTTGTAAGTTTTGTTACAGTCTCTGCACCCATCGGTTCAGTTCCTTTCTCGACATTATATTTACATGGGCGTCGACCCCTTCTGATTTTGAATTATAACGTGTTGAGGTTTTTGTTTTGAATATTGTTCGCGTTTGTTTGGATCAATATCCATTGTCGCACCAACAATCTCGTACGTGTCATAGATGTCATAAGCCTCATTATGTCGCTTCCATATATTAATATGTCGCGTCTTGCCGATGTAGTCATTCTTTCGTGAATCGAACCGTAAAGACTCTGGGTCTTTCCACAATTCAAACTGAATCGGGCCGAACTTAAAACACTCAACCTGAGAACGTAACTGTCGACGATATTTTATGTCTAAGTCCAAGAACTCCTGCATTGTACCAATAATAGTTTTTTCGGCCTTTCTCTGTTGACAAATAGCCTTGAATGTCTCCATGGAGACGGCTTTTTTACCAGAGAATAACACAGTTTGAATCTCATCGATAAAGAACGCGATAGGACGATCGTCTTTCACGTCGAGGATATGATCGGCGATCTGGTCGCTAGTCAAAATCTTATCGGCTATTTTCAGTTTAATATTGCTATACACGTACAAATTCGGATATCGGTCTTTAAGCTTTTTAATGTAGTGCGTAGCCGATAAACTTTTTCCAGCACCTTGCGAACCCGTAAAAAAGATTGTGCCAGTGGGGAACCCGCGTTTTTCTTTACGGCGTTTTTTCAAAAATGTATTCCATTCGATCGACATGTTAGCCTCTTATCCAGTTAATTAACTTTTTAATTCCGTTAATGACAGGTATCACGGCAAAATATAACAGTAGCGTAGAAATGATTGCATTCCAGATAATAGGGGATATTCCAGTTAAGGAAACGATAGTGGAGGGAATATTGCCAACGTATCCGACAATAGCGGATATTGAGTTCGGTATCACATCAATGTTCGGGATCTGTTTAAGGAGATAGTCGACGGGAGTTAAAATGATATGGAGCGGGAACATAAAAAACGACAAAATCGCGTCAAAAACTGAGTTAAAATCGACGTCAAAAAGATGATCCATACTACACCTCTCCTATCATATCGTCGTCTTTATGACTTGTTAGCTTGTTAAATATTCGAACGACCAGCCACAAGAAGAATAGAGCCATAGAGAAGTTGACAGCGACTGTTGCAAGAGGAAATGTCTGGTAAAATGTTTTCGTTCGATTACAAGCGTCAGCAACGACGATTGACGGATTGAATGCTTGAAAACGTGGATCGGCGATCGGTGGAATGTCGATTCCACATTTTGGCGGATCTGGAACGGCTAAGGACGAAACAAGACGACGAATTGCAAGCAAAGACGGATTGAGTACGCCTCCTGAAAAGTTCTCAGTCATTCGACAGCTCACACGATCGAGAGTTGTTGTCATATCTTCACATCGGATCTTGTATTCTTTTTCAATGCATACGCCGTTAGCGTCACACAATCCGCCAGTAAACGTGTTTCCCCACCTATTTTTCCCATCAACATTAATGAAAAACGTTCGCTTTTTTATGTATCCAAAATCGGGCCGTGGATTCCATACAAGTGGCATGTCTGAGCTATCGAGGGTTATCTCAAGCTTGTAAAACATCTTTGTCGGCATAGTGTATTGATAGCCGAGATTAATTCCATTTTTCGAGTCATCGATAACTTTACCGTCTGCACGCTTTTCGTCTGATTCTCTCAAAATGTAATGCCACTTGAGGTAATCCGACAGTTTTGGATATTTTGGGTCTTCAAACTCCTTGACGTTTTTCATATAACTCACACGAAGTTTGAGTTTGTCGTCAATCGTCCAAGCGAAATCTGGTTGCATTTTTTCACCCGGATTCTCTGGAAGTAGAAGGTCGTTAATGTCGACGCCCTCAAGCGTTTTACCTAGCTTGTATTTTGGCGTTGATTGAAAAACATATAGTGGGGAAACCTTGTCATTTTTCGAAATTGAAAAAGATTGATTATTTAAGTACGCTTGATCATTCGATTCACAACTCACAGTCGTTTGATTGTAGTTTTGAGTAATAGTAAAGTGTCGCCAGTTCTCCTGTCGCGTTGAGGTAAACTGATATCCGTAATATTTATCCCAGTTCAATTCTTGATTCTTCAGTGGTACTTCTGAAAAATACAAATCAATCCGATGAAATGGTTCAATATCGCCAGCTAATCCGTCGGTTATAACTCTTTCGGTTATGACCCAGTCGCCCTTATCGCGGATTGCTTGATCGAATAAGATTTTTGCGTTTATCTGAGATAGACCACAGAGCCAGCGATTTTTCTTTACGAAGATCCACTGATAGTACCGATAGTTAAACTCTGTATCGTAGTCTTTACCATTAAACGCTTTTGAGCCCTTGTGGCCGAGAGTCAATGAATTGACTTTCATGAGTTGTTCGGGGATATTCTTCTTAATAGCGTGCGTCAATGGAGCGAATACGAATGATATTGAAATAGCGATAGTTATTGCTATTAAAACAAACTTGTTTATATTTCCCATAATACCTTATACTCCCCAGTATCTATAATGTATATTCCAATATCATCGTAATCGCATGACAAGCCAAGAATACCCAAGTATTCAGCCTCACCGAATGGCGTAATGATCTTTAATCTCTTGCGGGTCGACATAGTACTCTCCCGTCTCCCGTTTATACTCTTCATTAGCTTCTAGCGTTCGCCATTCCGCCTCTTCAGGTTCAAGCCCTGTATCATCATTCATACCATGATCAATTGTATATTCGAGGTCATGGATATAAGCTTCATCATCGTACAGTTGAGCTTGTTCCTCTTCAAACTTCTTCAATGCTAGATGATTCTTGAGTTGCTTGAGAAGAGTCGAGACAATCGAAACTCCAAGTAAAATAGCTACAACACTCAAAATGAATGGAGCTAGTTGCGTAAATATATCCAGCAAATGCGAGACCGAAAATGCTTTTGAAATTGCTTGTAATTGATCGCTTGTCATTCTCCAAGACTCCTTTTGAATATTCTTTTAATGTCGTTAAGTACGTAATGACCGATTAATACTCCTAATAAGAACCACAGCATGCGATTAATTCCTCCTTAAGTTAAGTTATTTTTGTACCAATATCTAGGGAGCAACCAGCGAAGAAAAAGCGTGAGGACAAAAACTCCAATGATTGCAAATAGTAGGGAACTAACCGCAAGCAATAGTTCGTACTGAAGGACTAGCAACTCATGATCTGAAAATGCTAGAAGTTGCGGTCGTGAATACACGAGTGGATTCAGCATTAAAGACCTCTTCCACTCATGTTATCGATTAAAACACGGAGCCAGCTAAAAATAACGAATAGCACAATTAAAGTCATCAGCAGGGGGGCGGCCGAGATAAATACTTGTACTATTGCGTCAGCTAGTCTCATGTCGAACAAAAAACGAACTAATCGTTAATTCCTTCCTTGAAATCCTTCTGAGCCTGGACATTAAATTTTTTAATGGCCATTTTCAGAAGTTCACGAGTATTATCGTCGATATAGTCAAGATTCAAACGAATTGGCGTTTCAGAAATTGGCGACTTTATATATAGAGAGCCAACCAAATATTCATTGCCAGATTTTTTCGACTTGCCAACGATAATCTCAAAATTATCGACAAGGGCAGTCGCGTTAATATTTTGTTTGTCAGATTGTTCAGACAT